TCTGCGGTCAGATAGTTGTCGTCCTCCGTCAGAAGGAGGATATTGTCTGACATCACGTCGCCTGAAATACACCGTTAGTCCCGTCCAACGTAACCGTAACCGTTTCCGCCGCCGCCACAGCCTGACTTGACCCATAATCCCAATAGGCCACGTTCGTGCTGGTCGTCGTGTCGGTCAGAACCGCGTATCGGAAGGAAAAGCCTGCGCCGGTCGCCGTCCATGTAGACGGGCTGTTAAGCACCAGCTTGAACGTGCCGCCCGTCTGCGTCGCAGACACGACCGTGGCGGGGTTGCCGCCGGTCGAGTAGCCGTTTCCGTTAGCAACCTCAGTAATCGTGCCCGCCGCCGCGTCCACGCCTGTGGCGAGCTTTATGGCCCACGAATCAGACCCTGCGTTGATGTTCTCAAACAGGTTCTCGATGGCCGGCTGAAACTTGTTGTAGCTTACTGTCGGCATGGTCAGGCCAAGAATTTGAGTTTGTAGAGAGTCGACAGATAAAGCCCGATAATCTCGTCAATCGTGTTCTGAATGGCCGTATCGTCGCGGTCACAGACCTTATAGCGCATATCTTCGAGCTTTTTCAGCGAATCTTCAAGAAATTCAACGACATTTGCTGTTTTTTCGGCCGAATGCAGCGTAATCGGCCCGATCAGGCCGTGTCGACCCTGATACATTTCGGCCAAATCATCGGCTAAATCTATAATTTTGCCGTAAAACGAGCCCAGCGCCTTATGTTTGGCGTAAGACCGCGTGTTCAGATGGACAGAATGGGTGACATCCCGCGCCAGAAACAGTTGGCCTATGAAATCAGCGCAGCTCATTGCTCAAACCCCGGTAAGATTTGCTGTTGCGGCATAGACGGCACGATGTCGCCCATGTCCAGCGCCGCAGCTACAGTGCCTTGAATAATATCTTGTAACTGCTCGGGCGTCATGGCCGGCTGCGTGGCCTGAATCCGCTTCGTTTCGGCTTCGTAAGCCTTGATCTGGCTGTTCTGCTGGTCGATCTGGAGCTTCTGCATATCATAGGACTGCTGGAGCTGGCCGACCATAGCCGAAACCTGCTGCATTTGGTTGGCCATTTCGTTCATCTGAGCGCGCATCATCTGCGCTTCAGGCGACTCGTCAGAGCCTTCCAGCACCTTCGGATCGAGGATCTTGGCGAAGCGCGCCGCCATCTCCTGCGCCCCCGGCCAATCCATGTTCTTGATGAACAGATCGCCCGCGACCGTCCAGAGCTGCGGGTTGGACTGGAGGATGGTCGCCATCGCGTCCATGGACTCCTGCCGCTTGGTCATGTAGCTCGGGCCGGTCGTAACCATCACGTCATACAGACCGACATTCGGGTTGTAGATCTTGTCGATGGTCTCGCCCGTAATCGGATCTTTTATAATCCGCACCGGTTCCGGCTGGCTCGGGTTGATCTTGACCATGTCGACTTCGCCGTCGATACCCACAATCCGCGCGACGCGCTGGGTGTCGTAGATCTTCGGGATAAGGTCGACCATCTGCCGCGTGATGTAGCGCACCGCGCGGCTCATATTGTCTACGTAATGAAAGGTTGACGTGTCGCCCTGCCGCTCGCGTGCCAATATAGCACGACCCGTTCTTTCGTTACTGGTCGCACCAATTGAACTGTCGTATTGACCCGTTGTCGACTTAATGTCTTCGCCAGCACCCATTTTCGCTTGTATGAGGCCGGTTTGCGCCAGAGGCGGCTGAGCGCGCTCGGGCAACGGCAGAGGGCTTCCAGCTCCGTCAGTAACATCCGGGTTGACCTCCAGATACGGCCAGTTGTTCGTATTGGCCGTCTTCCACTGCATTTCATAGCCTTCAAACTGGCCGCCGTAGCCAATGAAGGGCGCTTTCGGGGCCAGCGCGAGCATCTCTGCTTCCTGACTGACCCAATAGTTATACATGCGCTGCGCGTCTTTCGCGTTGCGCACCAGACCGGAGATGTAGAGCTGGCCGTCGACCTCGAACTCGTTGCCGATGACGCGGACGACCGGGATCCATTTGCCCGCCCAGTCCCGCTCTTCGAGGATCTCATAGCCGTTGGTCTTGACCCACTTCACCTGCCGGCGGTCGCTCTGCCGGCTGCGCAGCGGCTTGCCGTAGGCTGACTTCAGTCGCTTGTCCTCCGGCGTGCCGTCGAACGCCGTGATATTGTCCGGGTAAAGGTTCAGCGTCGCCTTTTTATGCTCGACGTAGAAATATTCCGCGATGCGGATGGTCTCCTGCGTCAGCCACATGCTCAGCGACTGGTCGCCGACGCCCTGCGCCATCATCGTCGAGATCGGCGTCGCGTCCGGGTATAGCCGCTCATACTCCGACTTGGCGATGTCTTCCGTGATGAAGCACCACTCCGCGTCCGACCCGCACGGATCCTGAATCATCGGGTCCATATAGACGCTGAAACTGTTTCTGACCCGGACAATTTTAATGTCCTGATCGAACGAGTCCTCGCGGCAATATTCCGTTATGAGGCGGATATAGCCTTCGCCGTATGTGACCTGATTGTCGCAGGCCGTGTCGTAGGCCACGTCCGCGTCGGACAAATACTCGATATGCTTGATGATGCCGTCGAACACCTCGGCTACCGCCGGGTCCGCGTTCTCGTCGGCCGGTATGACCTTGCCCTGCGGCCGGTTCTGCCGCTGCTCGTTGGTCACGAGCCGGACGTGCTGCGGCAGCTTGTTGATCGTCAGGCACGGTCGCGCGTTGATCGTCTGCCCCTGCACCGCGCCGCGCGTCGCCAGCACGTCCGCCGGCCACTGCCACTGGTTGTCCGGCGAGCCCGCCATGAACCGCAGATCGTCCAGCTCATCTTCGCGTGTGTCGCTGTAGGCAGACATCGCCACGGTGAAGCGATGCCGCAGCGTCGACAGGCGCTCGTCGCCCTCGTCGGCGCTGGCTACCTTGCCGGCGTCCCTGACATCACTTGCAGCCACTGGACTTGCCTTTCATCGCCGGCTTCTTCGCCGCCGCGCGCTTGGTCGAATAGGCGATGGCCACGGCCTGCTTCGGCGGCTTTCCAGCCTTGATCTCAGCCGCCACGTTCTTGCGGAAGGCGTTCTTGCTGGTGCTTTTGACTAGCGGCATTACTTTTTCCTCGTCTTGGCGGACTGTCTGAACGCCTTGGCGGTCGGCGCGCCCTCTGCGCCCGGTTTGCGCATCTTCTCGCCCGAGCCAGCCTTGATGCGCGCGCGTTTGGCGTGGATGTTGGCGTAGAGCCCCGGTTTACTTGCCACAGTTCCATCTCCGCATTGACGCCTTGGCCCGCTCTGCGTTCTTCGACTTGGCGACGACGCCGCCCATCCGCGCACAAAATGACGCTTTCCGGCCCTTGTCAGCCTCAGTCTTGGGGTTAGGGGCCGGAGCCTTCAGCTTGCTCCCCGTCGCCGCGTTATACTTGGCGCGCCCCTTTGCGGTCAGGCCAGCGCCCGCCTTGGTGGACAGCTTCTCACCACGGCCAACAGATAAGGAAACAGATTTTTTAGCCATCAAGAGGCCATCCAACCGGAGGAAATCGCCCCACCATAGCCGACCCGGCGTCTGTTGTCCATCGGCCGCGCCTCGCGGTGCGCCACCGGATAGGCGAATGTTATGGCGATGGCGTCGGCCGCGTCGGGGCTCGCCAGCCCCCGCGCCTTCATGTCCTTCTTACTCTCCAGAAAGATCGTGCCTTTGCTGTCAGGCTTCATCATCGGCCCGGTCAGGTCGGACTTCAAAAAGCGGTCCTTTGGGATGCTGGCCGTCTTCAGCCACTCCTTCATCGCGCCCCACATCTCAGCCCGCTTGTTGCCATACATCAACGGTTTGACGGACTTCTGACCAAAGTTCACCCCGCGCACCTTGTAGCGCTGCTCCTTTAAACGGTCGACGACGCCCGCGCCCAGCCCGCCCTCGTCGATTATTGTTAAGGCCGGCCGAAACTCTTCTATCGCGTCGATGACGCGCCCCACCACCTCCATGGTGTCGTCGCCCCGGTAGCGCCGGATTGCGATGATGTCGCGTCCCTGCCTTACCGCGATGACCGTCGCGTCCGCCCCGAACCGCGCCGGGTCCACCCCGACCACAATCGGCGCGGACGGATCCTTTGATGGCGCTCTTGCCATGGCTTCTTCAGCGAGCATGGATCCAATGAACTGATCGTCTGAGGCGTTGGGGAACTCTCCGTAGACCTCGACATGGGCTGCGCTGCTGTCAGGGCCGTATTCGTCGATAATCTGCTGATAAACGGCCTTGTCAGTTCCCTCCACGCTTCGGGCGTCAACAGTCTTGGTTCGCCAGAACTCGCGCTTGCTGTTGAAGCATTCGTAGAAATATCCTGAGTTGCGCCGGGGGTTGCTGAAAGCAAGCCAAAAGCGATTAGGAGTATTTTCCGTAAAGAAGCCTGCTGCCACGGACCAGATCGCATCGTCAATACCACTCGCCTCGTCGAACACGAGCATGACGCCCGCGAAGTTATGCACGCCCGCGTAGGCGTCAGGATTCTCCGCCGACCACAGCCGCCCCTCGACGCCCCAGTAGCGCGTGCCGAGCTTCAGATCGCGCTCCACGAGTTCCGCGATCCACTTGGCAGGGAGGACGCGGGTCGCGCTTACCTCGAACCAGTGGCTGTGCAGGGCCATGCTGAGCCACTTCGTAATCTCCGCCCATGTGACGCTGCGGAGCTGCGCTTCCGAGTTGGCCGACACGATGGTCGTCGACCCGATCCGGGTCGTCAGCATCCAGATAACGAGCCAGCTTACAAGGGCAGACTTACCGATACCGCGCCCGGATGACGTGGCCATCCTGAAGGTTTCAAAGTCCACACGCCCGCCGTTGGCCTTGATGTGGTCCCGCAGCTCGATCAGCACCTCGCGCTGCCATTTGCGTGGGCCGCTGTGGCCCTCCAGCGGCGTGCCGGGCTTACCCCACGGGAACGCCAGCCTCACGAACGTCAGCGGGTCGTCCTTCACCTGCGACGCCCATAGCGTCGCCATCAATCTCTGCTCGTCCGTCGCTGAGAAGATCGGCGCTTGCATCTATGATTAGCCCTTCAATGACGCGCTGCTTGGCCTCTTCCAGCGCCGCCGTGATAGATATGGTCTGGTTGACCTCGACTTGCACCGACTGCGGCGCGGTCCACTTATGCGCGAACTTCAGCATATCCATGGCCGCTTTGGTGTCGCCGCTCCGCGCGGCTTTCATCATCACGTCGGCCAGTTCCGCCTCTCCGTCAGCGCGCCCTTTCGTCTCGGCATACTCCGCAATCGGGTCGAGCTGCACAAGCGTCCGGTATTCGTGCGGCGTCAGCCCGGCCGCCAGCGCCATGGAGTCGCCGCGCAGGCCCTTCTTCGCCGCTTCATAGATGCGCTCCAGCACCGCTTCCGTCGCGGCGATTTGGCGCGGCTCATAGGGGAGTGAGTGAAACATGGTTTGTTATAGCACGAAAAAATAAAAATTAAAAAATTTTGTGCAGACGCTGCGTATTTCTTAAAGGAGATCCCAAGGCCCTGATCCCCCGCCCTGAATGTCTACGGCTCAATGTCAACGGCTTAATGTCAACGTCTGTCAACGCTTAAGCCATAGCGTTTACGTAAACAGAAAGGGTTAGGCGGTTTGGGTCATTTAGGCGAGTCTGTTTCAAGTCGAGTCAGACTTTTTGCGTGAAGGCAAATAACGCGCGCCTAGACGACCGCGCGAGGGGGTTTTAGGCGGTTATACTATATAGCAATGCCTTTTCAGGTTAGCCCCAACTTTTACTAGTATGTATACGTATGTAAACATTGATATTCTCTCTCTCTCTCTCTCTATAACAGTATAAATAGGATAAGGCCCGGTCATCATTAACGTTTCCTCAACCTAAGTCACAGACAAAGACAGAATAACCGACCACCTAATAAAAAATCTTATTGCGCTCGCCTCCGATCCGCGCTATCTTGTGAGCATCGAACACAAGGAGACACCAAAGTGCCTAACATGGTCGACGCAATCCAGACTTTCGCCGCGTGTTTCGCCATCGCTGGCGCAATCGTCGCGACTCTTTCCGCCTAACTGTAACAAAGGAACATGACAATGAGAACGGCAACCGTAGAAATCTACACATTCGATGAACTATCAGATGACGCCAAGGAGCGCGCGCGCAATTGGTGGCGCGCCGGTTTTGAGTATAGCTGGCACGATGAAAGCCTCGCGAGCGTCAAAGCCTTCTGCGCGCATTTCGGCGTTCGCCTGACGAAATGGGAGATCGGCGCGTATAGCCCCTATTCATATTCGACCGACGCCGACAACTCCCATTTTCGCGGGCGTAAGCTGCGCGACTTCGACCGGGAACACGATCCTACAGGCTTCTGTTTGGATTATGACCTGTGGTCTACATTCTACGACCAATTTGAAAAAACGGGCGACGCCAAACACGCATTCGACATGGCGCTAAATGCTGGGTTTTGCGCATGGCGCGACGATATGGAATACCAGCTATCGGACGAAGGCGTCGACGGCAGTCTGGAAGCCAACGCGTATGAGTTTTACGCCGACGGCCGCCCTGTCTGATAATCACTGGCGTCGCGCCATGCGCGGCGCTATCGTAACAAACTCACATAGGAGACATGAAAATGAGCTATAATGGATGGACCAACTACGCG